TGAACAGTCTAAGCCTGCAGAACAGCTTAAGCCTGCAGAACAAGCTAAACCTGTGGAACAGCCTAAGCCTGTAGAACAAGCTAAACCTGCGGAACAGCCTAGGCCTGTGGAACAGCCTAAGCCTGTGGAACAGCCTAAGCCTGTAGAACAGCCTAAGCCTGTAGAACAAGCTAAACCTGTGGAACAGCCTAAGCCTACCGCTGCGCCGGCTCCTACTGCATCAACGCAATCTGCTATTACAATTGATGGTCTTCGTGAGCTAGCAATGACTAAGATGAACGCACACCGCGTAGAAATCAAACAAAAGCTCACAGAGTTCGGTACTCCGTCAATTACAAAACTTGACACGGCTAAGTATCAAGAAATGTACGACTTTCTTAATGGTCTTGGATAATGGGCAAATCACAGGCAAGAAGACTTAAAGAAGCGGCTAATCGTTTTGGCCGTGAAGACTGGGAACGATGGCGCAGTGCAGGCGCTAGTTTGTCTTCGCTTGCATATCGAAAAAAAGCAGATGTTGATTTGTCGGCTACTGTTGCGGCTAAACCAGTTTCTGATGATTCAGCTTTAGTTAAGCGCTATTCCAGCTCGCTTACATACCAGCAAAATGAATTAACTTACGGTAGGTCAATGAAGTAATGAAAACATTAAGTACATCACCTAAAAAAGCTTCGGCTCCCACGTCGCATGCTCTTTTGTCGGCTTCGCTTTCAAGCCGCTGGTTACATTGTACTCCAGCTCCAAGGCTTGAGGAAAAATTCGGTATAAAAACTGATTCTACTTATGCTAAGGAAGGTACACTGGCTCATGCTCTCTGCGCTCTCTATTTAGAGCACGATATTCTTCACAAGTGTACTGATAGGCAGTTCAATGACGAGCTCGAGCGCTTGATGAGTAACGAGCTTTTTACAGAGGATATGCTAAACTACGTAGACCAATATGTTGAGTACTGTACCAACGAATATATGGAAGCACTCGCACATGAAAAGCAGGCTTGTATGTTTGTTGAGCAGAAACTTAATCTTACAGAATTTATCCCTGAAGGCTTTGGTACTGCAGACTGTTGCGTTATTAGCGATGTCGTTCTGGAGGTTATTGACTTCAAGTATGGCATGGGTGTACCGGTTTATGCAGACTGGAACTCGCAGCTTATGCTTTATGGGCTTGGCGCTCTTCAAATTTTCTCTGGTATTTACGACATCAAAGAGGTCCTACTTACGATTGTTCAGCCGAGAATTGATAACATTTCTTCATTCCAAATCTCAGTTGAAGAATTGAACAAGTGGGCACTCGAGGAGCTTAAACCTAAAGCAAGAATGGCCTGGAATGGCGAAGGTGAACTTATGCCCGGCGACTGGTGCAAGTTTTGTACAGTTAAAACTCGCTGCCGTGCTCTCTATGAGGAACAAATCAAAATCGCTAAAGCCGACTTTGCAGAAGACCCTCGAATGTTGTCTGACGAGGATATTGCGGATATTGTTCGTCGTGCTCCAAGCTTTACGAGCTGGGTTAATGCTGTTACAGAGTATGCACAGAATCAAGCCGTTAATGAGGATAAGCAGTGGCCTGGTCTTAAACTGGTTGAGGGACGGTCTGTCCGCAAGTGGATTGACCCTGACCTTGCAGAGAAGACAATCCGCGAACGTTGCCCTGAAATTCCTAACGACGTACTCTACACTACCAAGCTTAGTAGCTTGACTACTATTGAGCGCGCAGTGGGTAAGAAAGAATTCTCAACACTGTTTGCTGATATTGTAGTAAAGCCTGCTGGTACCCCTACTCTTGTTCCTGAGGACGATAAACGTCCTGCTATCGGTATAACACAAGCACAAAAAGATTTTCAATAATTAAAGTTATGAACACAATCATTGTAATGTTTGAAGGCACTTTTAAAAAGAAGTATGCCTACAACACAGAATCCAAAGTTGCCGTTGGCGACGTTCTTGTATCTCCTGAATATAGTAACAGTAAGATGACTGTTATTGATGTCCTGGATGAAAGCTATAAGTATGTAAACCCTGATACCGGCGAGCTTTCTAACAAGATGACTTCTATGAATCAGAACCTCATCAGGACTTTGAAAGTAGTTGCTGACAAGGCAGACCAGACTGTACTCTGTATTAGGTTAACTAAATAATTCAATATCATTATGGAACAAACAACAAAAGTTGTAACTGGAAAAGTACGCTTCAGTTATGTGGCTGTATTTCAGCCGAAGGCTATGGACGAGAAGTCTGAGCCTAAGTACAGTGTTTCTATCATCATTCCGAAGAATGATAAAGCTACACTTGAACGCATCAGCAAGGCCATCGAGGCCGCGAAGGTTGCCGGAAAAGCAAAGCTTGCCGACAAGACCGGTAAGATTCCTGCCAATATAAAGATTCCACTTCGTGATGGCGATGTTGACCGTCCTGATGATGAAGCCTATGCCGATTCTTTCTTCCTCAATGCAAGCAGCAACCGTCGTCCGGGTGTGGTTGACGCTCAGCTGAATGAAATCATCACTCCTGAGGACTTCTACTCTGGTTGCTATGGCCGCGCCTCTATTAACTTCTATGCGTTCAATGCAGCTGGTAACAAAGGTATTGCCGCTGGTTTGCAGAACCTCCAGAAGTTAGCCGAAGGTGAGCCACTTGCGGGTGCTTCTGCAGAGCAGGACTTCGGTGGCGACAATGAGTACAAAGACAGCGATATGCTGTAGTGCCCTTTAGCTCGGATAGGACGTAATAGAAAGGCGTCGCACGAGGTAATGCTCGAAATCCCATTAGCTGGTTCGTTACCAGCCCGAGCTACAAATATTGTGTTGTGAAATACAATGTTAGCTTAATGATTTTACGGACAGCACTCATAGACTAACGGTAAGTCCTCAGTCTTGCTTGACCGCTCGCTGACAATGCTAGTTCGAATCTAGCTGAGTGCGCTATGGACTACTTATTTATAGATTTAGAAACATACTCCTCGAGAGATTTGAAAACTGTAGGTCTTTATAAATATGTTGAAGACCCAGAGTTCGAGGTTCTTATTTGCGGCTATGCTTTTAACCACGAACCAGTTGCTGTTGTTGATTTGGTAAATGGTGAAGAATGGCCTGAGCGCCTGATTAATGCTCTTAATGACCCTAGTGCTATTAAGGTGGCGCATAACTCTGCCTTTGAGCGCCGATGCTTTGCTCGTATTGGCCTGAAGACCTCTATTGAGCAATGGCGTGATACTCTTATTCTGTCTGCGTATGCAGGCTTACCTCTTGCATTGAAAGATGTCTGTGATGTTCTTAAAATAAAAGAGCGTAAACTCGCTACAGGACTTCTGCTAATTAGATTCTTCTCGTGTCCCTGTAAGCCTACTAAAGCTGACCCTAACAAGACTAGAAATTATCCAGAAGACGACCTGGAAAAGTGGGAAAGCTATAAGGAATACAATGACTATGATGTACGGTCTGAGCGTGAGATATTCTATAAACTTACTGAAGAGATGCACGTAGAATGGCCGGAATCTGAATTAGCACTTTATATCTTAGACCAGCAGATTAACGATAAGGGCATTCTGCTTGACCTCGACCTCGCCGAGAAGGCCCTCAATATAAATGAGAAGTACTCTGCCCAGGTCCTCAAAGAAGCACAAGACTTGACCGGCTTGGAGAACCCTAATTCTGTGGTGCAGCTTGCTGATTGGATTGAAGGTATTACAGGCCTTCGTCCAGAATCCTTTGAGAAGCGGTACATGCCTCAGCTATATAGCGATTATGCCAAATTCCCGGAAGTTATTCAGATGCTGGACTTACGCAAGAAACTTGCAAAGTCCTCCATTAAGAAGTACCAGATGATGTTGAATTGCGCTATGGACGACAGACGTATCAGAGGTACATTCCAATTCTATGGCGCAAACAGAACAGGCCGCTGGGCCGGCCGTCTTCTGCAGTTGCAGAACCTCGCTAAGAACCATATTAGCCATATTGAAATAGCAAGAGAAGCTGTAAAAACTGGCGACGTCAATGTTGTCGGTATGATGTATGACGACGTGTCAGACATTCTATCGCAGCTTATCCGTACTGCTATTATCGCTCCTGAGGGTATGCTAATAGGTGTTGCCGACTTCTCCGCTATTGAGGCCCGTGTTATTTCCTGGTATGCTAATGAACAATGGAGAATGGACGTATTTAACGGCGACGGTAAAATCTACGAGGCCACAGGTTCTAAGATGTTCGGTGTTCCAATCTCAGCAATTACTAAAGGCTCCGAGTTGAGACAGAAGTCTAAAATCTCTGAGTTGGCCCTCGGTTATGGCGGAGGCGTTAATGCGCTTGAAAGAATGGGTGGCCACGATATGGGCCTGTCTCAGCAAGTTGAGCTTGACCTGGTTAGGAAATGGCGTAATGCAAATCCCGCAATTGTAAAGATGTGGTCTGAACTCGAGACCGCAGCAGTTACCGCTATTAAGTATCACAAGCCTGTTACCGCTACTGTTCGTAGATTAGTTTTTGAGTGTGACGGCGAGAACTTGACTATCAAGCTCCCTTCTGGCAGAAAGCTTTACTACAGGCATCCACACTTTAAGAGTGTACGCGTAGGAAGTTCAACATATCGGAGTTCTAATATTTTCTATGAAGGTACTACTGATAAAGGTGTATGGGGCGATATTGATACTTACGGTGGAAAGCTGACTGAGAATATTGTACAGGCTACGGCTCGAGATATGTTAGGCAATTCTATGCTCAATCTTGCGGCCGCTGGTTATCTTCCAATTTGCCATATACATGATGAGGTTCTTATCGAAATACCAAAAGAGAATGCAGAAGACCACTACAATAAGATTGTGAGCATTATGGACAAGCAACCTAAGTGGGCCTTAGACATGCCACTTAAAGCAGATGGATATGTAACACCTTTTTACTTAAAGGACTAAAATAATGACTGAGTTTAAAGTAACTACAGACGAGCAGCTAGATATAGCAATCGGTACAAGCGCAACAAGTAAAATCTGGCGTAATACAAAAATTATGTGGTCGGAGCTTGTTGCTCGCCTAGCTAAACCAGTAGTAACTGTTGAGACCTACAAGGAATACAATGCTATGCCAAAGGCTGACCGAGCAAAAGTCAAAGACCTTGGCGGTTATGTTGGTGGTTTTCTTGTTGGCGGCAAGCGCGATAAAGCCAGTGTTTCTTATAGGCAAATAATAACACTCGACGTTGATTTTTCTCACGATAATTTCTGGTGGGACTTTACTATGCTTTATGATTGCGCAGCAGTTCTTCATGCCACACACTCCTCAGGTCCAAATCATGTTAGGCATCGTCTCATAATTCCTTTGGACCGGCAGGTCTCGTGTGAAGAGTACCAGGCCATCGCGAGAAAAATTGCGGGTAACACCGGTATTAACTGTTATGACTCGACAACCTTTGACATCAATCGCTTGATGTTCTGGCCTTCTATTCCGAAGGACATGGACTATGATTTCCACTTTCAGGATGGCACATTCTTATCTGCTGATAAGGTTCTTGCTACATATAGCGATTGGCACAATGTTATGGAGTGGCCATCACCTGAAGACGAGGCTGAGTATATAACTAAGACTATTAACAAACAGGAGAACCCTACTGAGAAATCAGGTATTGTAGGAACTTTCTGTCGAGCTTATACTATAAGCGCAGCGATTGAGACTTTCCTTTCTGACGTGTATGTTAAATCTGGTAAGGACCGGTACACATATACACAAGGTTCAACCACTTCAGGTTTAGTTGTATACAAAGACCTGTTTGCATATTCACACCATAGCACAGACCCTGCAGGTAATAGGCTATGTAACGCATTTGACTTGGTTCGTATTCACAAATTCGGCAATCTGGATAAAAAGCCTGAAGATACGGCCAGTTTTAAGGCTATGGAAGTCTTCGCAACTAAAGACCCAGAAATACGCAAACGAATTGCAACAGAAAATATCCAAGCCGCAAAATTTGACTTTGCTGAGCCCTATGAAGAACCAGCACCTGAAGATATTGAGTGGCTTAAGAGCCTTACTGTTAACACAAAAGGTGAATATGAAACTACAGCAAACAACATCAATATAATTCTTTCCAATGACCCTAAATTAAAAGACGCTTTCAAGCTAAACACTTTTAATAACAAGCGCTATGTTGTAAAGAGTCTTCCTTGGAGAATTGTCAAAGGCGAAGAGCCACTAAAAGACGTAGACTATGCGGGCTTGCATAATTACATTGAATGCTTGTATAATATCGGGTCTTTTGCAAAAATTGATGATGCTTTCGCTCTTGACTTTGAGAAAAACCAGTATCACCCAATTCGAGAATATCTTACGGGCTTATCCTGGGACGGTTCTCCACGCGTTGATACACTTCTTATCGATTATTTTGGTGCTGAAGATACCACGTACACAAGAGCAATTATAAGAAAGACGCTTGCAGCTGCAGTTGCTCGCGTATTCCAACCTGGTATTAAGTTTGACACAGCTTTGGTAATTGTAGGCCCGCAAGGTTCTTATAAAAGTACATTTGTTAAAAAGCTCGGTCGAGAGTGGTTCTCAGATACATTTACAACGGTTCAAGGCAAAGAGGCTTTCGAGCAGATTCAAGGCGCATGGATTGTTGAAATGGCAGAGCTTTCAGGCTTGAAGAAAGCAGAGGTCGAGTCTATCAAACATTATATATCAAAGCGTGAAGATTCATTCCGTCCGGCTTATGGCCGTGTGGTTGAAACTTATAAGCGTCAGTGCGTATTTTTTGGTACGACCAACTCGCAAGACTTTTTGCACGATTCTTCCGGTAATAGACGCTTTTTACCAGTAGACGTGGATATAGCGCATGTTACAAAATCTGTTATTGAAGATATGACAGACGAAGAGGTAGACCAGATTTGGGCTGAGGCCTATCAAATCTATAAGAACCACGAGCCTTTGTACCTTCAGGATGAAGCCGCTAAACTCGCGGTTGACGCTCAGAATAAACACGAAGAAGCAGACAACAGACGAGGTATTATAATTAATTATCTTGACCGACTTTATCCAGAAGACTGGGACTCCAAAGATATATTTGAGCGTAAACAATGGCTCGAAGACCCTCTCTCAGCAAATGGTACCGTACGTAAAGACTATGTATGCATTGCAGAGATTTGGTGCGAGTGCCTAGGCAAAGACCGTGCCGATATGACAAGATATAATACTCGAGACCTTAATGAGATAATGAGAACCATTAATCATTGGGAAAATACAGGCTCAACTAGGACATTTGTAAACTATGGCATCCAGAAGTACTATAAGAGAAAAGAAGGATAGCGAGAAAACTCTCGAGCATTCTCTGGTCGAGAAGATACGTCAGCGCGGCGGTATATGCCTGAAATTACAAGGTAATATGTATGCAGGCATGCCAGACCGGTTGATACTATTACCAGAAGGACGTGTAATTTTTGTAGAGCTCAAGTCCGAAGGTATTAAGCCGAGAAAACTGCAGCTAATAAGACACGAGGAATTAAGAGCTTTAGGATTTAAAGTATTTGTTATTGATACGCAGGAAAAGTTAATACAGTTTTTAAATGAACAAATCTGATTTACATAACTATCAGCAAATTTGCGTGAACCATATTATAAATGTTCCGTATTGTGGCCTATTTCTTGATATGGGCCTCGGTAAGACTGTTATAACCTTGACCGCCATCAATGACTTAATGTTTGATTATTGCGAAGTTAAACGAGTTCTTGTAATTGCACCTAAGCGCGTAGCAGAAACCGTATGGCAGGAAGAGGCTAAAAAGTGGGACCACTTAAAGCATTTGCGTTTCTCTAAAATTATCGGTACACCGAAGCAGAGAGTAGCTGCCATAAACAAACCAGCTGATGTTTATATTGTATCACGCGATAACATTGCTTGGTTGTGTTTATATTTTGGTGGACAGAAGCTGCCTTATGACATGATTGTAGCAGATGAGCTAAGTAGTTTCAAGTCATATAAAGCCCAGAGGTTTAAGGCTCTTCGTGCTATTCGTCCGGGTCTTATGCGGTTTGTTGGACTGACCGGTACACCGGCTCCAAACGGTTTTATTGACCTGTGGCCACAAATCTATCTTATGGACCGCGGTATGCGTTTAGGTAAGACCATAACAGCTTTCCGCCAAAACTACTTTAAGCCGCTTGTGTCTGATGGATTTATCGTTTACAAGTATGGGCTGCTGCCTGGCGCAGAAGAAGAAATACGCCGCAAAGTTTCAGATATTTGCATAAGTATGTCTGCTAAGGATTATCTGGCAATGCCTGATAAGATTGATAACTTTGTGGAGTTGCAAATGTCTTCCGCACTTAAGGCCCAGTATGACGAGTTTGAAAAAGAAAAAGTACTTGAGCTTACAAATGCTGTAAACACCGACGGAAAGCCGCTCACGATTACAACGGCTAATGCAATGGGCTTGTCTAATAAACTTCTCCAATTTGCCAATGGCGCAGTGTATGATAACGATGCAGAAGCTAGACAAGCGCATGAAATTCATGACTTGAAGCTTGAAGCACTT